GTTGGCCTGATCTTCCAAAAATAAATACTGGTTTCAACACTTTCGAATTTACCAAACATCCAACTAAAAACCAAGCTATGATGTCTATCATTAGAGAATTTAGAAATTTTATGGTTGATGCTGCTGAAATGATAAAAGATGGTGTTGTGCCTGTGATAAAAGCTTTCAAACATTTTATCACATCATTGTCATATAAAGAGGAAAATAGGTCTTGTATTGATGATGGAACACTTGCGCCTGAGGCTGTGGCTGATTATGATAATAAAGGAAGAATTTTTGCATTGCATAAGGATTCATTCTGGGGACGACCTCTTGGTATGAGAAAAATTGAAAGAACTTATTATGAGGATGCAAATTTAATTTATCCTGGTTCTAGGAATTTTTCCGTTCACAATGAAATAGGAACATCATGGATCAAAGGTGGTGCAAAAATGAAATATGATGCACTTTGGGGTGAATTAGGCGATGAATATGAGGAACAGTATCGGCCATTGGATCCTACATATAGATCATATAAATTGAAAAAGGAGGGGACACAAAAATTCTTTGAGGGAGATATTAAAGGTTTGGATACCTCAATCGGAGCCATGCAATTAGTATATTATCAGATGTTTGCAATGCAATGGGTACAGCGGGATGATAAAGATCCATTTTATTTGTTATTTCAGTGTATTCTCGAGGGTCTTGCTGAAATGTTGGCGGGGAAAACTGTGAGATGGTTGGAAGATTTTATGTTGATTTTAGGTTTTATGCCTTCCGGGAGTTTGGAAACATCTCATGGTAACTCGTGGATAATGATAAATTTTTATTGGTTGGCTTATATTTTTCATACTATGGCAACTGTTGATATAGATACGAGGAAATTGATATGGATGTTAATGATAGCAAGAAGGATAATTGCACTTTTCTTTGGAGATGACTTTATAGCATCTTGTCCTCGAAATCTTGATATTATTAGCATTGAGGGCTTTGCAGATTTTATATGGAAATTTTATGGAGTGGATATGAAACGCAAAGCTACATATAGTAGTTTAATATCATATTTTGTTGTTGCCAATTCCACTGTTGTGAGAACAATATATCAGGGTCCTGCATATTTAAAAAGACAATTTGTGTTATCTTCGAATTTCTGCCTGGATAAGATGTTTTCGGAAATTTCTCCGATAGTCCCATGGAGACCAATTGCACAATATAAATGGAGAATGAGTGTTCCAAAAGACAGAGGTTGTCAGGTCTTTAGAAATTTAAGTAGGTTAATTGGTCTTGCATATGATACGTTGGGAATTGAGCCTTTAGCTTTTGCCATGATAGAATTTAAATATAATTTGGAATATAATTTTTCCTGTAGTGTTCATGGCAAGGTTATGATAGATCGAATGATACCAGAACTTATGAAGGAGGATCAGAAATATTTACTTAAAATTGGAATGCAAGGTATTCCTGAAAGATTTCCTTCTTATTATGAAGTTTTGTGTTTAAATCATCTTGATGTGGAGTATCATAGGCCCAAACATAAAGAAACTCGTACTTGGCAAGAGAGTGTATTAGAGGTAGAATTGTATTAGTTTAGGTTTGTTGATTTTCCCGCTAAGTGCCCGTAGTTAGCGGAGTGTCCG